GAATTTATTGTTGTACCTGTAAAGGTTACTGCCTTGACAGTAGAACCCTCGATAGCTCCACCAGTTATATTGGTACCACTGATAGTTCCAGAGACAGTAGCATTAGTTTGTACTATTAATCCACTTAAAGTAGATAAATTACTAACAGTAAGACCTGAAGAAGTAGTGGCTCCCGATACGGTTAAATCATTTTCAATTATCGTATTTCCACTGATAGTGCCGCCTGTGCGAGGTAAATAATGAATATTTAAATACGCTTTTGTTCCAGATATTGTTAACTTTTTATTCTTTAATCCTGGATCAGGCTCAGATACATTTACAACCGTTAATAGATCATCTTCTGCTAATTGAAGACCTGCCTGTTCCTGTAACTCGCTAATTCTACGATTCGCCACGACCTATAAATATGCATGCTTATTTAACAATTATAGGTCCAGTATTCTAGGGCTTATTTAACATTTATCTCCAGTCTTGGTAAAAACTCGTTAACAACATTCCAAGTAAATTGCACTCCGGTAACTAAACCACAAGATAAAGCTAAAATAACAATAATTTCTGCAATTGTTAGATTCCTTCTAACATAAATTACTTGAGGTTGAGGTGGCGAAATAGGTGCTTTTTGAGCTAAAGTTTGTTGTATAGCAAGCTCCCTCGCACGAGCCTTCATCTGCTCTAATTGTTCGGGGGTAATCTGTGGATTAATCGGTGGTTGACTAGGTGGTACTTGTTCTTCCATCACTGAAAAACTATTTATCTTTACATTAGCATCTAATCGACAGGAGTGGTATCATGAAACCAGGAATACGTAAGGGTTTGGAAGATATAGCATGGGAATTAAAGGGAATAAAAAATATTTTAGCGTCTATTTGGCATAGTCGTTATGAAAACAATTCCACAGATGTTTTAAACCCTCAAGCATTTGCTGATGAATATATAAGCACCGAAGAATGCTCTCGTAGACTGGGAGTTTCAGATCAGACACTTCGTAATTGGATGGCTTTAGGTAAAAAGAATCCAGAGAAAGGTTGGGTCGAAGGTATACATTATGTCAACGCTTCTCCTGATTCAGGTAGAAAAGCATTGATAAGAATACCTTGGAATCAATTAGTACAATCTTTTGCAAAGAATAGAGACTTTAATTCACAAGATTATCGTAAAAAAGCGTCTCCTATGTATATAACAACTAGCTCTGGTAAATTAACATGATAGCTCATCGATTTACTAACATCGATATAACAGAAGTTACTATAAAAAACTATAAACAAACATTATCTGAATCTTTACAATTACAAGTGGAAATATTTATACCTCCAGAGGGATCATTTGATGATGGTTGTTTGAAAAGATACCTAGAAAATGTAAAAACTTATGAAGAAGAAGATGCTAATTCTAATATGACTTTAGCGAACAGATTACGAATTGCTTTTAAAGATATGAATCCAGATACTATCTGCGGTAAGTTTCCTCAGGCTGAGTTACCTTTAAAGAGACGATTACGTTGTGTAGCTGAATATTTAATTAGGTCAGGAGAGTTTAATAAAGTAAGAGATAAGGATGGCAAATTAGTAAAAAAGCGTGGTATTTTAGGAAAAATGGTTGTTCTTTATCAACCGATGCCTAAATTACTTGAATCACTCACCAGACAAGGACTGTTAAAAAAATGAATAGAAGAGAACGTCTAATTGCTTCAGTCATCGGGGAAGACATGGACCCCCAGAAGGCTGCTTTCCTAGAAACTACAATCAAATTTATCCTTGCAGATCAAGGGGAGCAGTATGTAAAGTATTGGAATCTCAAAGGACCTGGGGTAATGAGATTAAATGCAACACAGAAAACAGACGCCTGGTGCTCTTTAGAAGACTTAAGAGACGATATCAAGCTATGTGAGACTATAAATAATGACGATCTAAGTGAAAGCTTGAAAAGAATATTAAATAGAGCAGAACGAATAGACCCTAAAAAGATGGCTGGCTACATGATACTAGATAAGAATGGTATCAGATATGTAGAGATTGATTATGAAAACTACGATAAAGCAGATGCTGCTCCTTGTTCTATTGATTAATGCCCATACATGATGTCACCAAAAGGAGAGAAGACCTAGAATTAATTACTAATTATGACTTAATTGCATCTGCTCATGCTCTCTTAGAAGGTATCGAATTAGATGTAGCAAGTTCTAAAGTAGCTAACACATATGTAGAGGCTGATAGTTACTTTACTCCCAGTGATGATGGCCTTAATTGTCAACAATGGTACGGAAATGTATATCTCTTTCCTCCAAGTGGTGCATACTTTTGGGATAAGAAAAATGATAAATGGAAGATGACCCGTGCATCATCTCCGAGTTTAACTTCTTCTCATGCTGTATGGTTCCGTAAACTGTATACGTCATGGTTAGCAAAAGAAGTAAAACAAGGACTCTATTTTACAAATTGTCCAGACATGATTAGATACGAACAAAAGATATTTGACTTCCCTATTTGTATATTAAAAACAGCTCCTACATTGTTAAAAAATACAAGCAAAGGTGTGAGTTCGCATAAAACTTGTACTTCGTTTCTTGTATATCTCCCACCAATACAGGACTCTACAAAAATGATAGAAAAGTTCATAGATATTTATGGTGAAAAAGGTAGACTCCTTTGTTAGATTAGATATACTCGAAGAACACAAAAGAAGACCATGAGTATCTTATCTGACTGGGAAATTAAGCATCTTGTTGAAAAAGAAAACATGATAGAACCCTTTGTAGCAAAGGAAGTTAAGGAAGTAAATGGTAAGAAAACTCTCAGTTATGGTTTAAACTCTTATGGATATGACATTAGATTGTCCGAAGAGAAATGTTTACTCTTTGGAGGTACACAAACAGGCATGTGTGACCCTAAAGATTTTGACGCTGATATATTGAAATCTACCGTACTAAATGAAGATGAAAGAGGTAAATACTTCATATTACCGCCTTATGGATACTGCTTATGTAGAGCAGAAGAAAAATTAAAATTACCTAAAGATATAACTGTCGTTGCTGTTGGAAAATCCAGCTATGCGAGATCAGGAATATTCTGTAATATCACTCCAGCTGAAAGTGGATGGGAAGGCTATTTAACATTACAGATCAGTAATTGCACCTCCTTATTTAATAGAATCTATGCCAATGAAGGCATTACTCAATTGTTATTTTATAGAGGTAATCCTTGTGATATAGATTATCCAGAAAGGAAAAGGAAAGGTATAAATAAGCCAGTAGGCGTTTAATTATAAATAGAAAGCTTTACCGAACTGTGGTTTAGGTTTAGTTGCATACTCTGTAGCTCCTGCACCAGGTCCTCCAAAGTTACGTCCTCTGAGACTTGGTAGTTCTGTACCACCTAGATCTGCTTTACCTACTGGTATACGACCTCCTAGAGATGGTTCATCGAATCCAGAACGTTGTCTAAAAGCTCCTGCAGCTTTAGCTGACTTGAAGAAACGTCTTACTCTTTTCTGATCGTCATTTATATCTTCAACATCTCCACGTTGATCCATCTCTAAACGTCTTAGGTCTACATCATAACCCTGCTCAGGGTTTAGATCAGATACCTCTGCTCCAGAAGTACCTGAATCTTGTCTAGGGTCGTAAGTAGAATCGTAGAATCTTGCCATGATACCATTGTAAGAGAAAGAAATCATATCTCATATAGTCATGCTTGGTGCAACAGGTTTTTTAAATGATTTCGTCAAAGACGAGGTTAAATGCAGAGGTTTATCTGTAGAAGATTTTGGTGCTGAAATAGATAATGAAAAAAATGATATTCCTCTGTATGATATGTATAACCGAGGTTTAGCAGTATGCGAAGAAGGAATGGAGAGGAAAAACTTACAACTGGAAGGAAAGCGTCCGGGTTTGACAGGATACATTCCATCAATGGAGGAGGGGATGGAGAGTTACCCAGCAGTTTCAGTCAGACCGAGAACCCTTTTAATGGCCTTAGGCTCTCCGAATTCGAAAACAGGGAAGTAAATAAACCAATGGAAGAATGTACTGACGGCTTTTGTCCGATGCCTACTGCCACAGCAGTGGATAACAATCTACACTTCTTCGATCCAGTAGAGAAGCCAATCCACTACGCAGCAAGTTCTGTAGAGTGTATAGATGCGATAGAAGCTCAACTAACACCAGAAGAGTTCCGTGGTTATTTGAAAGGTAACGTAGCTAAATATATGTGGCGTGAACGTCAGAAAGGAGGGGTAGAATCCTTAAAGAAAGCTAAGTGGTATTTATCTAGACTAATAGGATTAAATAGCTAAAGGTTCGTCGTCTTCATCATCTTCACCATCTGTAAACTCTTTAGTTTTAGACAGTAAATCTAATAACTCGATATCCGTTGGAACATCGAAATCAATATCAACATTTTCTTCTGCCATAAGAGACTTCAGAGCATGCCATTCCATTAGACGCTGGTGATATAGGCTCAACAAAGCTAGGTAAAGCTGATCCCAGGTC